CTCAACTTTCTGCAAAAGGATAAAACAGGATGGGTAGGACAAAAAAACAGGGAATTCCCTCAGTGGTCATGACTCGCGTGGGGGATCTCACCCCTTACGCAAGGAACTCCCGAACGCACTCAGACGAGCAGATCGCGCAGATCGCTGCGTCGATAAAAGAGTTCGGTTGGACCAACCCGATCCTGATCGACGGCGAGAAAGGAATCATTGCTGGCCACGGAAGGCTGAAGGCCGCGATGCGGTTAGGCCTCGAGGAAATTCCGGCAATAGAGTTATCGCACCTAACCGAGATTCAAAAGAAAGCTCTCATCATTGCTGACAACAAGTTAGCCTTGAATGCCGGATGGGACAATGAGCTTCTCAGTCTGGAGTTGGAGGAGTTGGAGCTTGAGGGATTAGACTTAAGTCTTACAGGCTTTGGTGAAGAGGAAATAAGCGCACTTAAACCGGAGGTTGTAAACGAAGGATTGACCGACGAGGACGCTGTCCCTGAGCCTCCACCGGAGCCTATTACAAAGCCCGGAGACATCTGGATACTAGGCAAGCATAGGCTTATGTGCGGCGATAGTACGAGCGTGGATGCGGTTGATAAGTTGATGCAGGGCAAAAAGGCAGATATGGTGTTTACAGATCCGCCTTATGGGGTTAATTACGAAGGCGGACATTTTCATAGCGGTGATGTCAATATCACTCGAAAGCGTGAAAAATTAGTAAACGATAACTCCGACCAAATTTACGCAGACGTTATTCCTGTAATTGCATCTTTTTGCGATGGGCCTTGTTATACGTGGTTTGCGGATACTAAACCGCTTAAACTTTATCAATCCGTAGAGGCATTAGGAGAAATTCACGCATTGATTATTTGGCATAAAACCAATGCAACGTACGCAGCAATGAATGCTCAATATAAACAACGTCACGAACCTTGTTTGTATTGGAAGCCAAAGGGATCGACATTAAGATGGTGCGGGGCATCAACAGAGAATACGCTTTGGGAATTAAAGAAAGACGGGAAAAATAGTTTTCACCCAACGCAAAAGCCTGTTGAGTTATCTGAAAAAGCAATTTCCAATCATGATGCTAAAGTCGTTTTAGATCTTTTTGGTGGCAGTGGAAGCACGATGATTGGTTGCGAGAAAACAGGTCGGTCTTGTCGAATGATGGAACTAGACCCAAAATACTGCGATGTCATCGTCAAGCGATGGGAAGAATTCACCGGACAGAAAGCGAGGCTAGAAAATGCAGCGGAAATATCCACCTGAAGTTCACTTAGTACACGGCACAAAGGGAGAGAACACGGGCATCCCATTGCCGGAGAAGGTAAAGATCAGAGTTCCGTTTGCCGAGTGGGCAGACAACCCGGCTTTATTTAACCGCGAGAGATTTGTAAAAGAGACCGCCGACTATCTATTTGATGTCTACGGTATTGGCTCGGATCAGGACAGGCACACGCTCATGATGCTTGCCGACCAGCTCCAGCTCTACATTGACGCAAGGAAAGAGCAGGCAAAGCATCCTTTAGTGGTTAAGACTAACGGCGGGAAGACTCACGCTCCGAATCCTTACATCAGTCTGGCAAACAAGGCGATGGAGAACTCCATCAAGCTGATGAACGAAATGGGACTGACTCCGCGGTCTCGATTGGCGGCAAACAAACTTGAGGACGGCTCTAAGATGGGAGAATTCTTAGCTGGGCCGAAGTTCGGCACATGAGAATAGAAGATGGTATTGCTTATGCTGTCGGCATCGTAAAAGGCGAGATCGACGCTTGTCGAAATGTTCGCCTAGCCTGCCAGCGGTTCTTAAATCACATAGAAAACAAAGAATGGGAATGGGTCTTTGATCCTAGCCCGGTCAATCACTTTCTACAGTTTGCGGGTCTATGTAGGCATGTAAAGGGACAGTGGGCGGGTTACCCTGTAAGCCTTGAGCCTTTCCAGATCCTTATTGCCTGCGCGATCTACGGCTTTAGACACAAGAAAGACCGCCGTAAACGAATGGTGCAGGATGTCATTGTTTACATCCCTAGAAAGGCTGGTAAATCGACGCTGACGGCTCTTATCGCTCTTTACGAGCTAGCCTTCGGTGAAGCTGGAGCCGAGGTCTACACGCTCGCTACAAACCGCGATCAAGCGTCAATCGTGTTCACGACCGCTAAGGGTTTCGTCGAAACATTGCCGCAGGAGATCTCGAGGCTCTTCATTCTCGGCAAGTTCACGATTGTGAAGAACGGCGACAGCCAGAGCATGATGAAAGCTCTCTCCAGAGATACTAAAAAGACTGGAGACGGGCTCAACCCTTCTTGCGCGATCATTGACGAGGCAAGCCAGATCGTAGACAGGAATGCGATTGAGGTCTTGCATTCAGGGATGGTATCTCGACTCAATCCTTTGCGGCTATACATTACGACCGCTTCTTTCACCCGCGATACAAAGTTCTTCGAGGACTTTCAGGTGATGGAGCACATCCTCCATCAGGATGTTCCTGATAACCCGCGATGGTTTGGCCTTCTCTACTCTCTAGATGCCGGTGATGATTGGAGAGACGAAAAGACGTGGGCTAAGGCTAACCCGATGCACAATATCTCGGTCTCGCACGATGCAATCGTTGCTCGATGCGAAGAGGCGAAGATTAAGCCCGCTGCGCTTAACGAGTTTCTTTGCAAAACACTTAACGTTTACGTCTCTGCTGAAACCGCGTGGGTCGATAGGACTCACTGGGATGAATCCGTAGGGCTGACAGAGAGAGAACCCGAAGCAGTATTTATCGGTTTTGACCTAGCGGCCACACGAGATCTAAACGCGGTTTGTACGTTAAAAAGGTTTGCCGAGGACGATTACGAAGCCGAGTGGAAGTTTTTTCTTCCCGAGGATGGCTTTGAGTTACTACCCACTCACTATCAAGACATTTTCAGACAAGCGATCAATTCGGGGATCTTGCACATCACGGAAGGTAACGTGATGGACGATAGAGAGATTTCGGCGTATATTATTGGGCAAAGCCAGAAATACGACATAAAAGAGGTAGGCTACGACGCTTATAATGCTGCCGCTCTAGTAGCAAGGCTGTACGAAGTCGGAATGCCAGTTAAGAAAGTCGGTCAAGGAATGGCGGTGCTTTCTAACCCGTCGAAGCATGTCGAGCGACTCATTCTAAGCCACAAAATCAGACACGACGGAAACCCATTCTTAGGACATCAACTGGGCAATTGCGAAGTGTTTACAGACGTTCAAGGCAACATCAAAGTCAAGAAAGCCGGTGTGGATCGCCACGCTAAGGTCGACGGGATTATTGCCTTAATCATTGCGATGCACTGTAGTCTGGACAACCCGATGCCGTCTGAATCGTACGGATTCAGAGTTTTCTAGGGGTAAAAATGGGCTTATTCGACGTATTTAAGCGTAAAACAAAGGCCGAAAGTAACTCTTTATTCGGAAATAGCGTCCTCGGAAACAACGTCATGCTCCGCGGTAAGGGGCAGGGCTACGGATCTAACCAATTACTGTACGTTACGACATCTGCGGTTAACGAAGCAGGTCGAACTGTCGATATAACGACACTTGCTAGAAACTCTACTGTGATGGCTTGCGTGGGAGCAAAAGCGCGTTCTCTTGCTCAACTGCCTGTAAAGATCATGTCTAAGCAGGCTGACGGCACGTTTGTAGACACGCAGACCGATCCGACTGTTCCTGAGCGCGAAAAAAGCCGAGCGGCTAGCGTTCTTAATTTACTTGCGAATCCTAATAACTTCCAAAGCCAATACGAGTTTTGGTATCAGTTCACGATGTGGCATGAGCTTGCCGGTGAGACTTTCGTATTGCTCTGGAGGAAAGACGCGCAGGAACCGACGCAGATTCCGCTGGAGATGTACGTCTTAGACTCGACGCTGATCGTGCCGAGGATCTCAGAGACGCGTTATCCCTTCTACACGCTTACAAGTTCGTCTTACGGCTTCAACAAAGACGAACCGCTTAAGTATTTTCAAGTCATGCACACGAAGTCTGAGCCGTGGCAAGGCTCCAGTTCGTTCAACCGCTTGCAAGCTGTCGAGTTGGTCTCCTTAGATCAGGACATCGACCTTTACTCCAACTTCATCATGCTTAACGGTGCAAAGCCATCTGGTTTGTTCCGCACCGAGCAAGTCATCCCCGATTCAAAGTTCAAAGAGATTTCTAGCAGGCTAAAAGAAGCGTGGACAAACATGCTGAACAGCCAGCCCTCGGATCAGAGTAAGCCGGGGCAGTCTATGCTGTTGGATCAAGGCATGACCTACGAAACAATCAAGCCTCTTACGCTTCAGGATGTAGATGCAAGAGAGCTTAAGAAACAAACAATGACGCGTATCTGTGGATTGTTTGGTGTGCCTCCCGCGATGATCGGAGTCGGCGAGTCGAAGTACAACAACACCCAAACGATGCTAGATGAGTTCTACAAGTCAACGATGATGCCGTTCATTACGAACGTTGAGCAGCGGTTAAAATTGTCGCTGTTAAAGGGCTATCCAAATTTACACGTTCAGTTTCAAACACAAGACTTCCTAAAAGGCGCTCCGCTAGATCAGATGAATTATGTCGTTGCAGGAGTCAAGAATGGGATTCTTACGCAGAATGAGGCCCGCGAATATCTGGGACTTAATTCTCTTGATGGTGCTGATGATCTGCTGCTTGCCGCTGGTGATGATGGCGCTATTCCCGGTAGCTCTCCGCAAGACACGGGAGGTGGTGGAAACCTTAAGGTGGTCAATAGGACAGGCAGAGCCGGAAATGCTTAAGGATCTATTGGAAAAACTCAAGGCCGCGGCAGACAAGAGAAAGCCAAAGCCTAAGTTAGTCGACGGAATGGTAAAAAAGGAACCTATCAATGGCTAAGAACATCACTTTTTTCTACGAAGCCAAAGTCGAGTTAGGCAGGAAAGCCGACGAGGCAACGGGCGAGCCCACGGGTGAAATCGAAGCCACACTTACGACGTGGGGCGCGAGAGAAGGCGCTGACGGTCGACGGTTCTTTTATACGCCAGAGGCTTTCGAGGCGTGGCACGAGATATGGATGGAAGCAGGAAGGCCGCTTCCTATGTACTTCCAACATTCAAGCGACATGATGCCTGTCGGCGAGTGGTCGAAATTCGATATTACGGACGAAGGTATGACCGGCACAGGAAAGATCTTCCTGAACACCACTTCCGGTTCTGATCTTTATACGATCATGAAGGAAAGCCCGAGAATGGTTGGCGGCGTTTCTGTCGGTGCTTATGCCGATGAGTATCAAATGGTTGATGAGAATGGTGAGCCTACAGGTAAGGAAGATGGTTTCTTCCAGATCGTCAAAGGTGGTCTGGCCGAGGTTTCTATCGTGATGCAGCCTAATAATCCGAAGGCTGAGATTAGTAGACTTGAGTATTGGATGGGAACGAAACCCAATCCGAGAACGATTGAGAAGGCTTTGCGTGATGCAGGGCTATCTCGCCGGGATGCGACCGCCGCGTCCGGTGTGTTGAAAGCCATTTTGGAACAGCGTGATGCTGTGGGCGATCAACAAACTGCCACTCAGAGTGAGTCTGATGCGGCGGA